GCAACAGGCCGAGCAACAGGCAATGTCGCTACTTCTGGCGCTACGTCTGGCGCTACAGGCGCTGGTTCTGCCGCAACTTTGGCAGCCGCCGCAGATATGATCCTGTCAGCCTGCTGCTCGCCAGGTGTGGCAGGGCGCTTGCGCGCACCGGCAGCGAAACCAAGCGGCGATGCCGCGAATGTGCCTATGGCACTGGCAGCTAAAACCCCTTCCCCGGCCTTGCCAATCTCCCGAGCACCGGCAGCAACCTCGCCAATGTTCTGTGCGAACTTCTCGCCGCCCGAATCCCCGGCTTCACCAACGCCTTCGGCTGCTGCACTAACACCGCCGCTTGCAAATCGCTGCGCAACAGGCCGTCCAGCCAGCGCGCCAAGTATTCTTCTGCTCGGCGCTGCCCCTTTCAGCAAATCCTCAACAACATTCAGGCCCAACTTCTGCGACAGGCCGCCAGTCACACCTGTCAATGCGGTAACGCCGGTAAGCGTGGTCATGTAGCCGCGTGTGGCAAGCTCGGCCAGAGCCTGCTCATGATTCAGCGTCTTGCGCAATTCATCATAACCGGCAAGGTTTGACGCATCTTTTTCCGGCGTCATCATGATGCTTTCAGCAACTTCGTCGGCGTCCAGCAAAGCCTGTGTCGCAACGCCAGATGCAACAGCCGCGTTCGATGCCGCAGCACCGGCCTCTATAGCCGTCGCACCCTTCGCTATATTCGCCGCCCCAACCAACCGACCAAAAGCAAGCGGCCCGCCAACCGATGCAGCAACGCTTGGCAACAAGGCTTGCAAATTGCTGATAGGCGCGTCAAAAAACGCCGATACGGTATCCCGAAGCCCTGTCTGCGATGCAACGTTTTGCGTATACCCTTGGCCTTCAGCCCTGCCCTCGTCAGAAACCAAGTGCTCCTTTATGCCCTCGGAAATTACGTTTGCAACGTCTTGCGCTTTCGTCCCAATCTGCTGCCTGCGCTCTTGCTCAAGTGACGGCTCCCCAATAGCCGCTCGGCGCGCATCTTCACGAGCTCTATCAGCGGCGCGTGATTCGTCGTACTTCTTCAACGGGCTATCTTCGCCGGTCAGGCGCTTATGCACAGCATCGCGTTCAGCCTGCGAACGCGTTTCGTTCAAGATATAGTCCACTTTATTGTCTACATACCGCTCAGCGCCTTGGACTAAATCTCTGGCGCGGTCTGGCGCTTCAGCAACAGTTTCCACTACATTGCCAACAAGCGCAGGAATGCCACCGCTCGGCAGTTTGGATAGCCCACGGCCAAACAACTGCAAGCGGCTGCGTGCAGAATCAGGCTCAGATGAAAGCGCAATCGGGTCTGGCTGCGCTGCATCGGCAAAGGCTCCGGCAATCCTCGTGCCCTCGGCTGCCACATTTGCCGCCAAGTCGGCAGGGGCGCGCAGGAAACTTGAGTCCTCTACCCAATCTTCCGGGACACTCGGGTCTGCCCCGTCTCTCAGCTTGCGAGAAACGAACTCGGCAACCGCCTCGTTTGTAGCTTCATGCTCAAGGTCAAACTGTAGCGTTGAACCATCCGGCAGAGCTACCGCATATCTTGGCATCGTACGTCCTAGTTTCCGGTGATGTGCCGAACGTTCTCCGGGGTAATGCTATTCGGTAGCCTTGATTGTTCTTCGGACTGGCCGGAAACGAAGTCTCTCGCAAGCACTGTGCCTGGCGGCGGGGTCTGTCCATACGGGACGCGAACAGTAGTGTTTTTATACGGCCCACTGGTGTATATCCAATCTGTTCCGCCCTGGCTGCCTGAAGGACTGCTTGGGAATGGCTTGAACGTTGGGTCTACTTCGGCCCCTGGTTCAAGAGCAACTACACGCGTGGAACCGCCATCGCTAACGGTACCGAATAGCGTCCCTGATGGGTACTGCTTCGGACGGGCCTGGCTCTCAGCAATGCTTTGCTCTGTCGCACGACTGCGCAATGCAAAGTCTCGACTATCGCGCTTTCCTTCTTCCGCCAACTTCGCGTCCTCTCGTGAAATAGTCTCACGCCGCTGGTTGTCCTCACGCTGGACGCGTTCCGTATCGCGCTGAAGATCGTATGACCGTGCTTCAGCAATGTCCGACTTCTGGTATTCACGAAGCCGCTGCTCCTTCATAAGCTCGGCCTGTTGCGCCCGCTCCGTCTGCCACTGGATCAACTCGCCCTGCAAAAAGCCAGCACCGAACGCCGCCGCCGCTCTGCCCAATTTGCTCATTGTGCTACCCCTTGCTGTTGCGCGGCGTCACCTGTCGGCGCTTGTTGGGCAAACGGATCAATGCCAACCTGCCGCCCGCGCTCAGCTATATACCCGGCGGCCTCATCCACGTCGCCATCATCCTTCATCTGCTGCAAAATCTGTTGGGCAGATGCGCGCTCCTGTTCATCCGGGTTACTGTTCATCAGGTACGCTTGGATCGCGGAGTACAGGGCCGCCTCCGGGTCATCGTCGCGGTTCACTTCGATACCAACAGATTCAGCAAGGTCAACCAGATCGTCAATCACCTGCGTGGCAACACCAAGTAGGATATCCAGATCAAGCTCACCACCGGATGCCTTTACTTGCTCCACCGCAGACTGCACCAGCGTATAGGTTGTCTCGCCAATCGTGTCGGAAATGTCAGCGCCGTCCTTCAGCAACCCGACAATATCCTCATTGCCTTTGCCGAAGATATGTTCGCGCAAACCGGAAACCATCGACTCAAATAGCTCGGTCGATGGATCGGTCGCCTGCGCACCGTGAGCGCCAATGTCCTGCGGATTCAAGAGTTGCATCAGCCGCCTCCTGCGTTCGGTGTCGCAAACGTCTGCGGATCAAAAAACTGGCCCTGTACCTCCATGTCCTCGGGAGTGAGATTCTGCCCGAACTTCTTTTTTGGCTTCCCACGGTCAGCATTTACGCCGTACACGGCAATTGGCCGGTCGCTTTCCTGCCCGCCACCAGCCGTCAGCATGTTGATGCCACCCATAAGCACCGGCCCTGCAAGCGGGCTGCTCATGAAGGATTGCAGCGCGGTTTTCTTCACAATCGGCGTTAATGTCTGGCTTATCGACCCGGCCCCCCCTGCCGCTGCCGAAAGAGCACTTGCGGAACCGGCAAGTGTCCCACCGCCAAACGCCGGGGCAAGAACGCCAGCACCAGTAGCGAGGCTCCCGGTCGCAGCAGGTGCCGCAGCGGCCAAACTCGATGCCAACCCGCTCGGCACGGTAAGCCCCGCACCAACCAACGAACTGCCACCTGCGGCTGCACCTGCGGCTGGGGCGGCGGCAGTGGTAATGCCAAGGCTCGCGCCTATAGCACTAGCACCTGCCGCCATGGTACTCCCTACCGCCGACAATGCGCCGGTGATACCCCCTCCCGAAGCCGCTGTCATAAACCCTGCAACACCCACACTCGCAATGCCTGCGGTAAAGACCACAGCCGCCGCAATGGCGATTGCTTTCCAGTTCTTCTTGACAAACTTTACCGCCCCTTTTACCAACTTCTTTACTGCACTCATTTCATGTTCTCCTGCCAGTAATACATTCCGCCAGTACGGGTCATGCCGACCTTTTGATACAAGCGATCAATCCTTCCCGACGGATCGCCTTGGCTCACGCCCATGTCAATCCGCGCCACCTTGCGCGCCTTGCACCACGCCATGAATGCACGCAACAACCCGGCACCACCGGCCTTCGCAACAAACACAAGATCAGTAGCGCACATAGCTGCCGACCAAGGATGCGGCCCAACCTGACCTATCAGTAACCCAACTACGCGGTTTCCCTGTGTGCTGATCCATGTGCGCGAATCCTTGTCCAACATCGCACCCTTGAACGTTCTGCGGGTTATTACAGCATTGTACGGCAGCCCGTTGTAATTCGAGTGGCTATACGCAATCTGAGCATACTCCAACATTGCAGGAATGTCGGCCAGTGTTGCTAGCCTTACCGTCATTTTTACTTGCCCTTCTTCTTGCCATTCCCGTCAATGATTCGCGCTTGATTTGGAACGTCATACTGCGGAATCTGCGGGCCAGCTTGGCCTCCACCAACGCCTGGGATGCCCTGCCCGCCAGACTGTATCGGCCCTGGCGTCAGGAATACGTCAGGTATCCCGGCAGCCAACGCCCTGTTGGCGTTATTCCATTGCGACGTAAGCAAGCGTTGCGCGTTCTGCGCTGCCGCCTGCTGCTGCGTCGGAGTGAGGTTCGGGTTTGAGTAGATGTTGCTTAGCGTCTGCGATAACGCCTGCTCTCTGGCACTGGTCAGATTGAAATAGGAGCCAATTCTGTCAGCCTGCCGATTAAGCTCTTGCTGCCCACCGGAAAACTCTTGCCCTGAAAGCCGCTCGCCAGTCAAAAACCCGCGCTGTAACTCGTTCTGCCCTGCGGTAAAATCTTGGCCTGAAAGCCTCTCGCCGGTCAAAAACCCACGCTGTGCTTCGTTCTGCCCTGCCGTGAACTCTTGCCCGCCAAGCCGCTCGCCAGTTTGGAACCCTCTCTGTAGCGCGTTCTCGCCAGACGTAAACTGTTGCCCGCCAAGCCGCTCGCCAGTTAAGAACCCACGTTGTAACTCGTTCTGCCCTGCGGTAAAATCTTGCCCCGAAAGCCGCTCGCCAGTCAAAAACCCACGCTGTATCTCGTTCTCGCCAGCAGTGAAATGCTGTCCTGCAACCCGCTCCGCTGACGTGAACCCACGCCCACGCTCTGAATCATCGAGGTTCGCACGCAACCCCATTGTCTGCCCGAACAGCGCGGCGGCATTCGACTGGTCGGCCAGCGCGTCAGCGTTCTGCGCAGCCATGTTCTCGCTTGCCGTCCGCCCGTAGGTGGCCGCGTCTTGTTGCGCAATCGGCAACCCGGATGCAATTGCTGCACGCTCCGACAACCCGGCGCTGTAACTCGATGTGCCAAGTCCGCGAGATGCCGCCTCCTCCACACCGCTCAATCGCGCATTCTGAATGTACTTGCTGTTGCCACTCAGCAAGTTGTTAAGCTGCGTTGCGGACAATTCGTTCGTCCCAACACTGCGCGTGGTGGCGCTCGTGTTGCCATCAGCCAACCCCTTTCGGTAGTCCATCAGCGCAATAGGGCTTGACGAAGGGAGTGCCGCCATATTGGTCACCCCACTAGCATTCGCAGGCGCTGCCGGAACCGGACTCGCCTTCTTTTTGTCAGGAACCCGAAACGGCATCTTTTCCATTGTGCCGTATGGGTTGCTTGGCTGAACCGGAGCCGGACTTGCCTTCTTTTTGTCAGGCACACGATAAGGTATTTTTTCCATCGGCATAGTCAGTTCCTCGTGTTTCCTCGGCTGTCACCGCGATCATCAATGTAAGCGTCGATATACTGCAAACTGTGCGGCCCATCATCATCACCAGTATGGGTGATCTTCAAGGTTACATCATACCCTTCTGTCGGGAAATCCACACTCCCACGGAACGGCAATGGGCGAATAACCGCATCCCTTGATTTATCTCCAATCTTGAACGGCATACTCTTTCCTGGCGATGGATCAAGGTAATTGATACCGCGCTCCATCGCCATGTCGGCAAACCGCCAACCAACGCCGGATACGAATAGCCTGTCCATTCTGAACTCTCGGGAGCTTGACGACGCCCTGCCAACGGAACTCGTCGTTGGCAGAACTTGCGGCTGTATTGGGTTTGTCTTTATCCACGCCGGAATACTCTCGCCGTCAAACCATGACCCTACATCAATCTCGAATACTCGGCCTTCCTTGATCCCGCCGAAGAAACTAACAAACAACCGCTCTCTACCAGCCGAATCCAGACCGGATGCAACACCCCTTATCGTCCACGGCGTGTCACTATCATCTTCTGTATCGGATGGCGAAAACATGCGTTGGAACGTGAACTCTGGCGGCTCGTTCATCGTCATCGTCAACACATACCCGTCCCAAAAGAATAGGCGGTATTGATTCTTCCCTCGAACGGCAAGCGACGTGACCGGACGGATGAAAGCCTGCTCCGAGTTTAACGTGGCTTGCAACCGCTCACGTAACCACGGCTCTACATTCCGGCTCAGATAATTGCGCTCAATACCACCAAAACTTTCAGGCGTGTCCGCAACGTACAAGCCGAAACCATCGGCCATCACAACGCGGCCCATGTCCGCCGCCGTGTACTCAATACCACCGCGCTTTGCCGAGATTACCGACTTGAAGAATGTGTCTGGCGTCAGACCGCGCAGTGCAAAGCTACTCTCCTGCCCAACAATAGCTAACGCATCGCCGGATAGCGCCAAAAGATTCGTAAGCCTATCGCCAATCTCAATTGCACCGGCACCATTCACAGCCATCGTTTCAAGCGGATTGCTAGGCGCAGAGTGAATCACAGCACCGGCAAAGTACCCCAAGAATAGATACTCGCCATGCCTTGCAACATGCCTCGGCATATCATCCCGATCCGGCAATTGCGTCCTAACACGGATGAACCGCACTCCGTCAAACGCAAACGCCGGGCCTGCCCCACACACGCCGTAGATAGACTCGAATTGATCTTGGCCGTAGAAGTTGGTCTTGATCGTTACGTACCGCGCTCGGTTGTTGTCAAGCTCAGACTGCCCAGGCATCCATATAGGCGCATCGCGTGATGCAACAGTAGCAATCAAACTGCCGCCGCCACCCGAGGCGTCACGTATCTGGTCGCCAACACCAACCAGCCGCAGCTTGTCGATGTTCCGGTCGCCAATAAGAGTCATGAACCCTTCGGCGTTGCTGTCCTGTGTCGCACCATTCAATATCTGAACGTGCGTCAGGTTGAACACCACGTCGCTTGTCCCATTCCATACGTACACCGGCTTGTCTTGCTCGATGTAATCAATGGAAATGCTGATTGAATCAATGCCGCCGCTGGTCGCTTCTGCCGGGTTATCACGCTTTGCAATTACGCGAACACCAAACCCTGCGGCCTTAACCGTCGCGTCGGTGATACTTTGCAGCCCCCATAGGTCATCGGCACCGCCATAGGTTGACGTGATGGCTGTTGTCGGCCACGTCCCGGCCATCGCCTTGTTGGACGATCCGCCAGTAACACCCGCCAGTACCACCGTATCGTCCGCCGCTTTCCCACCAACCGCACTGCGCCGCTTGATCTTGGCCGTTATGCCGAGAATCTTGGCTCCGCTCGGTATCGCTGAAAAGTCGAACCCGCTAACCACGAAATCATCGCCGCTGGCTCCGCTCAGCGCGGCCTCCGTTCCATCATCGGCATTCATCGCAGTCGTTGCGACTGTGTTGATCTTGCCGGAAGTCGGCAACGTGAACGCCGTGGTCTTTGGCACGACACCTTCCATGGAAAGGACTCTGGTGAAATTAGCCAGAGCATCCGTTCCGCCAGAAAAGCGCATTTCACGCCCCAAATCAACCCGCTCCCACCCGCTCGGTGAACTGCGGTAAAGTGCAGCATCTGTGATCTGAGGCAAGAACTCAATGGCCGAAAGGTCTGGCGATGACACCGGCGTGATTGACGCCCCTGATTCCGTGCCAAGCACCGTCCACTTGTAAGGCGGGATGCCTGCGGAAACCGAAAGACCATCGGAATACGGGATTGTCGTGTACCCGTCATCAAGCGATCCGGTAACCGGCAGCGAGGTCAAAACAGCAGCCGTGATCGGCGTTGCGCCAACTCCCGCGCCAGGCGTCGGTGATAGCGTCATCGTCCCCTGATTTTCGCCAGTCACCCGCACGTTCAATATCTGAAACGTCTGGCCGTTCCAAGTTACATACGCGCCTTCATTGGCGTCCGTGTAGTAGCCGCCCTCGAATGCCACGCGCTGAAGGTCACGGATCGCATATAGCCTATCCTTGAGCCAGAACATGCCGATAATGTCGCTACCAGCGCGCCCCGGAACCGTGCCTATGTTCGTGCGCTGTTCCGCCGCCAAAGCCTTCAGCGCCGCGTTAAGCGTCCCCTGATCGCCACGCGGCTCTGATACCACGTCGCGTGCAATCATCATTGTGCCAACCGCAGTGCGCACGTTGGTAAGAACTGACGGCAATGATGGCTCAACAGCCCAATCGCCAAACACGCAATATAGCGCGGTCTGCGACGATGACACCGATACACTCAGTACGTAACCAGACTGCCCGGCAGTGAATGATACTTGGTCGCCAGGCACAAATGACGCACCGTTGGTAACAAACTTCAACCGCCACAGCTTAAACCGGTGAACCGCTGGACGCCCGTCAAACGGTTCAACACCGGCGATCCGGGAGTACCCGTCTACCGTGCTCACCTCATAATTAAGGCAATCGGCAAGCGTCCCCATCTGCGCCTCGGCCTTTGCGGTCATCAGGTCAACGCCACCCTTTAGCTTGACCGGAATCACTTGGAATAGAACTCCTCTGCCGACGTGTACTCAGGCAACTGCTTAACGCCAAGACGGTTCATTTCGCGCCTAAGCTCAGTGCCAGACTTCACGTAGATGTCGTTGCTATTCTCACGCGTGGTGCAGTAATACTTGTTGATCGCCCACCACACGATTGCCATGTGGTGTTCTTTCGGCATGATCGGCTCGTCGGTATCCGTTACCAACACATGCGTTTCTCGGAAATAGTCAAACTCGACGTTGTGCGCCAGCTTTGGCGTTGGGTCGAACGACATGGTGTTGTCCGGGTTTATCGTCCACCGGTACGGACGCCCGTCTGATCGAACCCCACGATCAAACACGCCCATACGCCACTGCTCATATGGGATGAAATAGGCTGGCTGTTGATCCGTCTGCTCCGGGCCAGCAGCAACCAACACGTACCTAGACTGTTGCCCGGCCTCACTGCCAATCACATACGCCAAATCAGCAATCTGCGCTCGGGGGTCATAGTCTCGCACATCAGGCGTAAGCGTGATCTGCCCCTGCTTTCGCATGAACAGCCAATTCGGGTGATACGCCTGAATGTCGGCATAGGCCATGTTCACCCATTCGACAACCTCTCGGTTCCTCCCGAATTGATCGACGACCGTTTCCGGCTCAGCACCAGCAGGCCCGTCGCCAAACCGCAGCAACAGGCCAACCCGCTGCGCGATCTGGAGGAAGTTCACGCCGCCGCAGCCACTTCAATATCGTGGAACGAAAACAAGCGAAGTTTCACGGCCTCAAGCAACCGTTCAATAGGAAGATGAACAGGAACACCGGCAGGTGACCGTTCCGTGCCCTGCACATCGAGAATAGCGGCAACGCTTTGCAACTGCCGCAGTGTCAATTCATCCAACCACTTCGTACCCTTGTTCTGGTACCACTCGTGCAGCGAGCCGCACAGGTCAGCGGTTTCAGGGTCAACACCCAAGTACGTGAACGGAGCCTGCTCAAACTCCCACTCAATCATAATCTCGCCGGTTTTGTCGCCATCATGGCTCCGCATTACCTTGGAAACAGGTCGTGGTACTTGATTATCTACCATCTGCGCGTATGCCCACTCAGGCACTGAGCATACCTCGTTGTACTTTACAAACACCTGCGATGAGCCAAGGAAAAACCCTTCCCCCTTCGCCGCCGTTTGGCCTGTAGGACGGCTCAATCGAACGCGATGCCGACGACCACCCCACTTGCCGGAAAGCGTCAGATTGTACGGAGGCAAAATGTCCTTCGCCGGGCGAGCAAACTCACGCGGCTTACCCGCAGACGTTACAAATGCCTCGGTAACACCAAGCGCATTCATCAGCTTTGCGCGCAGATGATCGCCCTTGTTCTTCGGACTGTATTCAATACCAAGATCGTTACAAAACGCTCTCAGTTCTTCAAGCGTTGACCGAGCAAACCGTTCGTCTTTTGCTGCATCCAGTGACATTGCCATTGTTGGTTCCTCAAAACGTTTACAGCGAGGCGGCGCGGCAATTCAGCCCGCACCGCCACCCATTGTTAAAGCTGCGTCACAACGTACTCGACAAACACGTCGATGGTACCGGCAGCTTCAAGCGAGCCGCCTGCTCTGGTCAGGATCAACTCATCACCACGCACGGCCTTTGCAGCCGCATACAGAACGCCCGGAGCCAATGCGACCTCAGCAGCAGCCTGTAGGCCATTGCTAGCCGCAAGGAACGCTGCCGGAGCGGCGGTGGTACCAAGGTCGAACGTGAAGTCGTTGTTCGTGTCCAAATCAGTGCGCGCCTTGGCACTGAATCGCAGAACCTTCGCGTTCGTCGGCAACGGAGCAATGTGCAGAACATCGCCA